GATATGGCACGTGCACTTGAGCGGAATAAAGAAGAACCGCTCCCGAGGATGGTAAATAAAGCCTTCGTCAAAGGCGAGAAGTTTCTTTTAACAAAGGAGACAGAAATACCATACCTATTCAAGCCTAAGCAGGTAGCGAAACCCCGGTTAATACAGGGGTACCCTGAAGCTTGGATGGCCTATGTAGGACCGTACGTGCGCACGGTACAGAGCAGGGTTGAGCACATGTTCAGCCCTGGGAGTCCCCTGTTTTATGCAGGGGCTGCAACACCAAACCAGCTTGACGAATGGTTGCGGGAAGTTGCAGCTTTGGAGCACAGTCATCACTTCTTCTGCACAGATTATTCAATGTTTGACAGCACACACAGTACCTATTCATTCGAATTTGTTGAGGCGATATACGCCCGACTTGTGGTAGCTAATGACAGAGAAGATGTCACAGTAGCAGAAGCCTTGAGAGAAATGAGAAGGCCGCAAGGGACACTCTGCGGCAAGATCAAATACAAATCAGGGAAGCCGATGAATGGTTCCGGTCGGCCGGATACATCCTTATTGAATATCTTGAATTCAATGTTCTGCCTTTTGATTTCGACAGCATCAGTCCTTGAGAACGTAGACCCAACAGAGGTAACGATCGAACAAGTTCGTGATGTCCTTGAGAAAATTAGGATTATCGCATCAGGGGATGATTCGGTTTGTGTGGTACCGAAGGTGTACAAAGGAGAGGAAATAGCCCTAGAGACATGGGAGGCTAGATTCCCGGAAAACATAGCACGGTTCGGCTTTATAGCAAAAATAGAGCCGCAGCCAAATTTTGAGCAGATGGTTTTCCTGGGTTGTCGAGCTTACCCTATTTCTATTGGGGCAGAGATGAAATGGTTTTGGGGGCCAACTATAGGGCGGAGGATAGTAAAACATCACCACCTGTATCAGTGTACCCAGGATCCCATAGCAGTACTAAATGGGATCTGTGACATGGAAGCCATTTGTTACAATCATGTTCCGATTCTTAGTGATCTAGCGAGAGTAAGCCTGAAATTAATGAAAGGGCAGAAGTTCACTCAGTATTATGACCCAGACGCACCGTATAAGACAGCATTTACGGGTCCAAATGATCAGAGTAGAGCAGCCAGGGGCAAAGATCTCGAAGATCGCACTAAAACACCGAGGTACGATGACAAAACCCTATGTCATCTGACGAGAGTATACGGTATAACGATGGACCAATTGCTTGATTTGATAGCTTATGTAAATTCGACGCAATGTCTACCAACAATACTGGAACACCCAACACTCACAATCATCTGTAAGGCCGACAACTGAAAGGCTCAAGTACCGTGCAGCAACCCGCACACCACATGGCAATTAGCTGGCGATGTACAACAGACGTTGAAAGGGACAACTAATGTTGCACACACAGCAGGGCACGCCAAACACCACAC